ACGGAAAATCCGACCGCACTTTTCTTTCCTCAAGAAATCCGTGCGGCGGATTTTTACACCCTAAATTAACCAAATTGACGAAAAAGGAAACAAAAAATGGAAAAATTTACTGATGTATTCGCAGAAATCACACGCCCTTTAGCAAAGATTGCTTGTGCGATGTTTATCGCCTTCCTGATTGGCGGAATCTCCTGTTGTTTTGCAAGCGAACCAACAGCATTAGAGCGTGAACAAGCACGAATTCAATGGATTGCCGAACACGGGCAATACCAACAAAACCTTACAGAGCAAGCTAAACAAGAGGCTATGGCATACACAAATATTAAACAAAAGGAATTAGACGATGCCAAGAATTAGATATGAATCAGAGGTAAAAATTACCGAAACGGAAAACGGTTTTTTTATCGCAAGTCTAATCATTAATGGAGTGATTAACCACTCTACATATCCGCAACGTTCACAAAAAAATGCAATCTTGTTGATTAACCGACAAATTGAGCGCTTTAACGCTATGAATGAAGTCAGATTGCCACTATACGGGCAGAAACAAAGAAAGCCTAAAGGCACTAGCGACAAAATGAAAAAAGCCGGTAGAACTCGAATGATGAAGTCGTGGGTTAAGTCTTTGGAGCTGTTTAAGGATTACACCAAGCAAAGATTAAGTCAGCCAGAAGATGAAAGACAGGTTTACTTCTCAAGTGCGGATTTACATCGTCAATTTAAATTCTACCTATACACAAAACAAAGCGTGGTTCATAGCGGACTACTTGCACCGCCTAAGGATGTAGTGTGGCAAGGTCGCAGAGTTTTGATTTCTACGTTTGACGAATTAACAGAATACTTTGGAAAAATTGAGGTGCTGATAAATGAGCATAATAGCAGATTGGGAACGCCAAGAATTCAATAAATGGGATAAGCAGTGCAGCAAACAAGATGATTACAATCGGGCGGTAGAAATGGAAATAGAAAGTATTAAAGAAGATATTGCAAATGGCGATAGCGAAGAACTTTGTATTTTTTATGAAAAAATCGCTGAAGATGATGAATTTTTAAAAGCGGTCGCACTTGGCACTGATTATGAAGAAATGCGAATTAAAATTCTGACTGCTATGGCAGAAGATAGATTAAAACAGCTAGAAAAGGATTACAAAAATGGATACATCCTTAACGATTAATCGCAAAGATAAAGACCGCTCCGCTAGTAAAGAGCGAGAGCAAAAACTTAATGAATTCCAAGATTGGTTAATGAGTGGAATTATCGACCCACAAAGAGCAAAAGAAATCATTGAGTTTTATTACAAAGAAATGCCATTTTAGGTGAATAAAATGAAAATCTACCTTGATATTGAAACAATTCCAACACAAAGCAAAGAGCATCAAGATTTTGTGTGCGAAAACCTTAAACCGCCTGCGAATTACAAGAACGAAGAAACGATTAACAAGTGGCTCGAAGAAAACAAAGAGCTTGCAGTTAATAAGACCTCTCTAGATGGTGCGTTTGGTGAAGTTGCAGTGATTAGTGCGGCAATAAATGATGATGAAGTGGTTACTTTTTATCGTAAAGATTGGCAAGTTAAAGACCGTGAGAAAGATATTTTGACACGGTTTAATAACTGGCTAAAAGAACAAGCTAACAGATGTAAAACCGTTCCAGTATTTATCGGGCATAACGTAACGAGTTTTGACGGACTGTTTTTGTGGCAACGCTGCATCATTAATGGTGTGAAACCTTACTACAAAATGGATAAGCGAAACACTTACGACACGATGTGGGAATGGTGTGGGTATAACCGAGAATCAAAGCCTAGCCTTAATAAGCTATGCCAAGTGCTTAATATCGAGCAGAAAGGCGATATTGACGGCTCTAAAGTGTGGCAAGCGGTACAAGATGGTCGCATTGATGAAGTCGCTGAATATTGTGCTAAAGATGTTGAGCGAGTTAGAGCGATTTATAAACGAATGAATTTCGAGGTGTAGAAATGAGTATTTACGCAAAGTTAGCGCAAGCACGTGTGAAGTTGCAAAAAGAAAACTTAAAGAAAACCGGCAATAATAGAAGTTTTAAGTACTTCGAGTTAAAGGATTTTCTTCCAAGAGTTAATGAAATTTTTGACGAATTAAAAATGTGCGCTGTTGTTCGATATTCTTCTGAGCTTGCCACATTGACAATATACGACTGCGAAAAAGATGAAAGTATTGAATTTACCTCACCAATGGTTCAAAAAGCCTTGCCATCAGGCACGGAAATTCAAAATCTTGGTGCCATTCAAACTTATCAACGCCGATACCTATATTTAACGGCTCTTGAAATCGTTGAGGATGATTTGGTTGATAGTATTCCACCTGAAAAGACTGAGCAAAAAAAGCAAGAATCTCGAAAACGCTGCAACGAATCAATCCAGCAGAATGTGAATTCTATTCCTCGTGAACAGTATCACAAAGAGGTTGAGAGTTTGAGAAAGAGATTGCTTAACAAAACAAAAGAGCAAATCGAAGAAGAGAAACTTTATGACAGGTCTATCCAATGGCTTAAAGATAACAAACTAAGCGGTTTGATTGATGAATACAACTTAATGTATAACGACTTTTTATTAAATTTAATATAAGGAAACAAAATGAGCGTGAATAAATGCCTTTTTATCGGCAACCTAACCGCAGACCCTGAAATCAGAACAATGCCTAACGGTGAGCAAGTGGCTAACTTCACCGTTGCTCTTAACGAGAAATACAAAGCGAAAGACGGAAACATTGTAGAAAATGTTGAATACGTTCGCATCGTCCTCTACCGCAGATTAGCCGAAATTGCAGGTCAATATCTACACAAAGGTTCGCAGGTCTATATTGAGGGGCGTTTAAAAACCCGTAAATGGCAAGATAGCAACGGACAAGACCGTTACACTACCGAAATTCAAGGCGATAACTTACAGATGTTAGGCGGTCGACAAGATGAGCCGAAACAAGCAAAAGCAAGCAAAGCCAAGCCTGAGCCATTAAGTGCGATGGCTGAACAAGATGATTTTTCAGATGGGATTCCATTCTAGGGGTTAATTATGAGTAAATTTATTAAATTGACAAATTTTAGAGCTGGTGGTGGTGATTTAATTGTAAATGTAGATTTAATTAGAACTGTAACATCATCACACAATGACAGCTCAATTGTTAAGTTTTCTGACGAGCATAATGTTGTAGTAAAGGAAACGCCAGAGCGCATTTTAAAAATGATTGAGACCGCAAAATAGCGGCTTTTCTTTTTGGTGAATTATGAACAAAGAAACAGAACACGAATTGGCGGAATTACACGCACAGGAACGGAGTTTAGAAAAAGCTCTTGAGATTGTGCGTGAGAAAATCCGTGAGTTAGTTAATTACACAGATAAGAACAAGGTGTAAAAAATGAAAGAACAACAAAAGAAATATGAGCTAACCGATGAGTTTATAGAACACTGGAGAGGTAAAAA